CAGCGGGCCGTTGACGATGCCCACCGGGCCGCCCAGGTCCATGTAGGCGATGGCGCGCTTGCCGGCGTCGATGTCGTTGTAGATGACGCCCCAATAGCCGTTGGAGAAGCCCGCGGCGTCCTGCGGCACAGTCACCACAGCCGCGCGCAGCGTCGGGATGTTCGACTGTTGAGCCCAGCTCACGCTGGTGAGCGTGATCGGACCGGCGTAGCCCGTGCCCGTGGCGACTTGGCTGCTTGACAGGTTGGTGCTGCCGCCGGCGCCCCAGCGCGGGTCTGCGGTGTTCACGTCGGGCGTGACACCGTTGGTGATGATGCCGAGCTTGAGCGTGTCGGCCGAGAGGTCGTGCAGCTTCTTGCCCATGTCGAGCAAGGCGCGATTGAACCAGTGAATGTCTCCACGTGCCATGTGTACGTGCTCCGGTCAGGGGGTGGTGTTGGATTGCGCCGCCTGATCGAGCTCGTCGATGGCAGCAGTGATGCGCGCCTTTTCGTCGTCGGGCGCGTTGTCGAATTCGCTGGCCGCGATGGCGCGGCGCTTGGCGTTGAGCACGGCCTGCGGGAACCCGCCGGCCTGCATCAACGCCAGGATGTCGAGCTCGGCCGCGACGTCGGCCAAGTTGAAGTCGGTGGGCCACGTCACCGCGACGCGGTTGTCAGTGCCCAGGGCGCGGTGGAAGAGGGCCCACATGCGTAGCTCTAGCGCCTGCAGCTGGCCCGCGAAGGTGGCGAGGTCGGCGTTCAGTGCCTCGAAGCGCAGCCGGCGCGCGACGCCCGACTCGGCCTGCGTGCCGCTCTCGGTGGCCTCTTCCATGGCGATGCGGCGGATACTGGTCTGCAGCTCGGCCAACTTCTTCTCGTAGACCTCGGCCGGGCCGGAGTCCGGCGCGATGAACGCCGGCGTGTCGCCCGGGTGCATCAGCATGCTGTGCGTGCCAATGGTTTCGGCGACCTTGTCGCGGATTGAGTCGAACTGAGACGCTGCCTCGGGCGGCACCTGCATGGTCAGCAGGCTGAAGGTCTGGCTGCGCAGGATCTCGTCCTGCTCTGACCGTGCGTTGAAGATCCGGCGCGACAGGTCGGCGATCTGCGCGTACTTGCCGACGTGCGGGAAGGTCTGTCCGGACTCGGTGAAGCCCAGCACAGGGCACTGCCCGAAGGGGTGCTCCCCTTGGTCGAGCACCGTGTCGTCTTGCCGCACTAACCAGCCCACCGTGGTCCACGTGCGCTGCACCGGCTCCAGCTTGCCTCCTACCTCCTCAACCGTGGCGATGGTCAGGCTGGTAAACAGGCCGGTTTCGTCGTCGATCTGAAAGGCCAGCACCTGCTCCGGCGCGATGGCGCGCAGGTAGGGCACCGCACGCCGCTCGATCTGGTCTTGAAGGCTGGTCGCCTCCGGCCGCTTCGGCAGGTCGATCAGCAGCAGCATCGAGCCGCGCGCCTTGGCCTGGAGCGCGAAGGCAGTCCAGAAGGCGTCCAGGCTGCTGCCACGCATGTCGGCGTTCCCAAGCAGTAGCGCGGCCAGCGGCGCGTCGATGCCGTCGCGCTGCGGCCGGCGGCGCCCCAGGAAACCCAAGAACTTCTCGCACGCTGAGCGCAAGTGGTTCTCGTACACCGCGACAGCGCAGCGCCCGGCGAACTTCGCAGCGCTCTCGCGCGGGTAGGGCACCAGGTGGCATGGCGCAGCCTTGAACGGCACGCGGCGAGCGCTGCTGTCAGGCTGCACTTGCGTCTGCCATTCGACGCTGGGCGTAAAGCCGCCGCAGCCATCAAAGGCTTCGGCAAGGAAGGCGAAGCGCGCCCGTGCAGTGATCCAGTCCATCAAGACAGCGTGCCCGCGCGCCGTCTCATTCCTGCCTGCGAATTGAGACGAAGCGTCCGCACATTCCGCTCACCGAGCTGGGATGGCTCGCGCGATGGCCGCCGGGATGGCTGTCACGCAACAGGAAAGCACGCAACCACATGGACATTGAAACCCTCAAGGGCAAGACCCTCGACGACAAGCTGCACGCCGACCTGGTCGCGCACGTGACCGGGCTGAAATCGGCTGCCGAGACGGCGGACGACAAGGCGCGCAAAGCAGCGAAGGAATCGATCGACGGACGCAAGACGCTCAAGGCCGAGCGCGATGCCGCCTTCGAAAAGCTGGGCGTTTCCAGCCTCGACGAGCTCGAGGCGCTGCCCGATGCGAAGGGCCAGGCCGATGCGGTCAAGCAATTCGAGGCCAAGCTGAAGAAGGCCGAGCGCGAGCTGGCCGACAAGAGCAAGGCACTCGACGAGCTGGGCACCAAGTTCAGCAGCGAGCGTCGTGAGCGCGCCATCGCGCAGGCGGCGGCCAAGCACCCGTTCATTGACGCCGATGACGCCCGCATGTTGATCGGCGCGCGGGTGCGCCAAGAGGGTGACGAATTCATGTTCGAGGGCGAGGGCGGAAAGCTCGTGCCCATCGATGACGGCGCGGCCTGGCTGGCCAAGACCAAGACGCACCTGGTCAAGCCCGCAGGAGGCAGCGCCGGTGGAAGCGGCTTCAAAGGCAACCAGGGGTCGGCGCAAGCCAACCCGTGGGCTGCCAAGACCTTCAACGTGACCGAGCAGGTCCGCCTCAAGCAAGCCGACCCGGCGCTGGCGGAGCGGCTCAAGGCCGACGCGCAACAGCAGGCCTGACCCAACCCGATAGGAGCCTCACATGGCCAAGACCCTGATTTCCGACATCCTCAAGCCTGACGTTTGGCAGGAGTACGGCGCGCAGCGCACGATGGAGCTGTCTGCCTTGTGGCAGTCCGGCATCGTCGCCACCGTGCTCGGCATCACGCTGCCCAACGGTGGCGGCTCGGTGAACCTGCCGTTCTTCAACGACCTGACCGGCGATCCGGAGAACCTCAGCGACAGCGCGGCGCTGACGGTCAACAACATCGGCGCCAGCAAGGACGCCGCCGCCGTGATTGGCCGCGGCAAGGCCTGGGGCGTCAACGACCTGTCAGCCGTGCTGTCGGGCGCCGACCCGTTCAAAGCCGTGCTCGACTTGGTGGCCGGCTTCTGGGCGCGCGCGCAACAGCGTGAGCTGCTTAACACGCTGTCGGGCGCCTTCGCGGCGGCCAGCATGTCGGGCAACGTGCACGACATCAGCGGTGGCGCCGGCGCGGCTGCCGTGATCGGCGGCGGGTCCGTCATCGATGCGGCCTACAAGCTGGGCGACGCGGCCGACCAGATCGCCGCCTTCGCCATGCACTCGGCCACCGTGCAAAAGCTCCTGAAGGACGAACTCATCACCTTCGTGCAGCCGTCCACGCAGAGCATGGGCATTCCCTATTACATGGGTAAGCGCGTGATCGTGGACGACTCGATGCCGGTTTCGAGCGGCGTCTACACGTCCTACCTGTTCGGCCCGGGCGCCATCGGCTACGCCGAGGACGCAATCGGCCCGCAGGACATCGAGACCGACCGCGACATCCTGGCCGGCGATACGGTGGCCACGATGCGCAAGCGCTTCATGCTGCACCCGCGAGGCATCCGCTGGCAGGGCGCACCTGCCGGCGCTTTCCCGTCACGCGCCGAGCTCGCCACAAGCACCAACTGGCTGCGCGTGTTCGAGAACAAGGCCATCCGCATCGTGCAGTTCAAGCACAAGCTGGCCTGACGCCATGGGACTGACCGCTTTCAACCGCGCCCGGCGCGAAATGGAAGAGCAGGCGGCCCAGGCCGCCGAGCAGGAGCAGGCGCCCGAGGGCGCCGATTCCGCGCAGGACGGGCAGCCAGCGTCGCGTCGCCGCAAGAAGCAGGCAGCCCAGGCTGCCAAGCAGCCCGGCGCGCAGGAGCAGGCGCCCGAGGGCGCCGATTCCGCGCAGGAGGCCTGACCCATGGCAACCCGCATCAACCCCGCGCCGGGCAAGGAGGTTCTCCCCCGGCTGCCCGAGCCGACTGTCAGCGGCAACTGGCTGCGCCTGCCCGATGGCGGCGTGCAGCCCGCCGACGAAGCCACCGCCACCCGCGCCGGCCTGCCCTGGTCTGCCCCTGCCAACGAACAGCCGGAGTAATCCATGGCAAGCCGCAATATCCGAAACACCGCGATCCTCGCCAAGATCGAAGCCACCTACGGTACCGACCCGGTGCCCACCGGCGGCACCAACGCCATGCTGGTGTCGAACCTCAGCATCAACCCGATCAACCTGTCGCTGGTTGACCGCGAAGTGGTACGCCCGTTCTTTGGCGCCAGCGAACAGCTGCCCGGCGCGCGCTTCGTCGAAATGTCCTTCGACGTGGAGCTGGTCGGCTCGGGCACCGTTGCCGTCGCACCGGCCTGGGACGCGCTGTTGCAGGCCTGCGGCTTCGCCGGCACCGCCACTGCCACGTTCCGCTACGACTACACGCCGGTCACGTCCGGCCCGGGTTCCGTCACGATCTACTGGTACGACGACGGGCTGCTGCACAAGGCCACCGGCGCCCGCGGCGATGCGACCTTCAGCCTGAAGGTCGGCGAGAAGCCAAAGATCAGCTTCAAGTTCACGGGCATCTACAACACGCCGACCGCGGCCGCGAACCCCAGCGTGGTCCTGACGGGCTGGAAGCAGCCGCAGGCTGTGGTGGACGCCAACACGGGCGACCTGACGTTCGGCGGCACGCACGCCACCGGCGTTGCGCCGGCGATCACCGCGGGCACCGTGTACCCGTCGCAAGGCCTGGAAGTCAGCCTGGGCAACAGCGTGAACTTCACGGCGCTGACCAGCCAGGAGACGGTGGACCTGACCGACCGCAGCGTGTCCGGCAAGGTGACGCTGGACCTGACCGCCGCCCAGGAGGCAACGCTGATGGGCGTCGTCGAGGCCGCGACGCTGCAGAGCGTGGGCCTGATCCACGGCACCGTGCTCAACAGCAAGGCCATGCTGTGGATGCCCAACGTCCAGCTGACGAACCCGCAGAAAGCGGAATCGAACGGCAAGCGCCTGGTGTCCTTCGACCTGCGCGCGATCCCGTCCGCGGGCAACGACGAGCTGCGCGTCGTCACCTCGTTCTAACCAGAAACCTGGGCCCGCCTCGTGCGGGCCCCACAGACACATGGCTTACAAGCTCGCCATCGCCAACGTCGTGGACGTGGCCATCAAGTTCAAGGTGCAAGACGGCAGCGTCGCCAAGACGCACAGCTTCACCCTCATCGGCAAGCGCCTGTCCCAGGAAGAAGTGCGCGCGATCGGTGCCGACCATGACACGTCGGTGCGGGATTTCCTGCTGCAGCAAGTCACGGGTTGGCGTGCCCAGCGCCTCGTGGTCGACGACAGCAACGGCGAGCCGGTGGCGTTTTCGCCCGAGGCGTTCGAGTGCCTGCTCTCGCTGCCTGGAATGGAACTCGTCGCCTATCGCGCGTACCTCGAAACCCTGGCACTGAGCGATAGCCGCGAGGGCCGGGAAAAAAAGTAGCAGAAGCCGCGCGCCTGTTGGTGCGTGGCGATCTCACCACTGAGAACGACGCCCGTGCATCCAGCACTGAGCAAGACGCAGCCCTCGCCGCGTTCGGCCTCGTGCTGGATCGCCCCCCGGAGCCGGACCACGACACGTTCTATCTATGGCCCGAACTCGTACCGGCGATGCGGATGTGGCACGCGGTGCAGACGCAGTGGCGCGTCTCGATCGTCGGGGCCGTCGCAGCCGGCATGGGCGCGGTCCCGGTCGCGGGCTGCACGGGTCTGGATTACGCAGGTGTCGAGATCGTGATGCGCCGGCGCGGCATCCGCGGCGCGGCCGCTGACGAAATGTTCGGCCTGCTCCAGGCCATGGAACGTGCGGCGCTGGATGTGTGGGCCGAGCGAAGGAGCAAAGCGTGACGCAGGATGTGAAGCTCAGGTTGTCGGTCAGCGGCCAGGCGCAAGTCGTTGGCGCGCTGGGCGAGGTCGAGCGCGCCACCGCCGGCGCCACCGGCGCGCTGCGCAGCCTCGCCGCGGCGCTGGGCGTGGGTCTGTCGGTGAAGGCCGCGATCGATGCGGCCGACGCTGTCACGAACTTGCACAACACGTTGCGCCTCGCGACCGGCAGCACGCAGGCCGCAGGCGCCGCTTACGAGCAGCTTTTCCAG